AACAACCTTTCACCCATTGAAAAACAAATGGTCGGTCCAGGTTTAGGTGTTGACCCTAGTGTACCCGCAGTAGGTGGCTTTCAGCAGACTTTTAGGGTAAACCCTGTTAATGTTGGTGAGTACAGGCTCACTACACTTCCAGGGCGTACAGGTCCAGCGGCTGATGTTACTGGTGGTCGTTCTGCTATGGTTGGTGAACTTACACACAACAAACCCGAAACTACCGCCTTTCTCCCATCTAGGCGACCTACCATGGCGGGACGTGCTCAAGGTATGTCTGGTGTAGTTCCTCGTAATGAGCATGAAAGGACTAAGCGCACCACTAATCGTTCGGAGACTGGTCTTCGTAACGATGGCTTAGGTTTCAATGGCGCTAAGCGATTCATCAGTGCTCAGACAATGTCCCAAGACCCCACTCGATTCAAGAGTGATCGCAACGATGAACAGTATATGTATAACAATCGCCCAGCCCCAGGTATCCACAGTCACCACGGTGCCTATACACAAGGCGTTGCTTCTCAGATAACTGCAAAGACTAATGAGGAACTCATGAAGTATGGCTTCCGCCCCGAAGATCGCAGAGGTAAACCCAACAGGATGGGTAATGCTGGTAGGATGAATGTTCGTGAGAGCGCCCTCAAGCAGGGTGGTCGTCTTACATCTGTTCGTACCGATAGGACTCGTATAGATGGTCGTGTTGCCCCCGCCAATGGTGGTTGGACCCAAAACTATCAGCAGAAGCCTTTCCACCAATTCAACTCATACAAAGGTAATGCGAATCCTAACACTCAGGATCTAGGTATTGCGAAGAGACAACTTCAAAACAACCCTCTTGCACACTCTCTCTACCAATAGATTGTTGATTTATAATAGACGAAAACAATCATTAAAATATTATCCCTATATTTTAATGAAGGTCCACACCCTTAACATAGATAGTAGTGAAAGAAATACAAGTGTCTATGCATACGCCAATACTTACGTCGTTACTTTAGATAACCCTATTTACGATATATCTAATATAACACTCGTTTCTGCTCGTATTCCTACACCACAATTGATGACCTCCGCCACGAATAAAACATTTAGTGTAGATGGTGTTAATATTACACTGAATGAGACGAACTATTCAAATGGTTATGTGTTAGCTGAGGACCTGGATATAGAACTCGCCCCTTCTAATACGCATGTAGACAGTGTTATTTTTGATGAAGAGACGGATTCGTTAGTGTTTTCTAACACACACTCGAGTGGTGCTAATTTTACTCTTCAATTTTATGATGGTACGAATGGATATTCGAGTAATTCTTCACCAGTAACAACTCCACATCAAATTATGGGTTTTAGTTCCAAAAACTTTACGTCTACAGGTAAAATACTTCGTTCTGGTGCGATTAATTTAAATGGGCCTAATTCTTTGGTATTAAAATTAACAACAGGCTCTGATGAGTTTATTCAGTCTATATATACTTCTACACCATTCTATACTGGTCATATACTTCTCGATGGATCGGATTTCGTGAACTTTAATGGTGCTGATGATAAATTAGTGCACCACTTTCATTCTGGAACGCAAAAGATGATTAAGGATGTTAAAATTGAATTTTTCTACATGAGTCATGGTCGATTAATCCCATATGATTTTAGAAATCAAGATCACGTACTGAAATTTGAAATTACGGGTTCTACGGATAAATTGGAGAATTTACCTAAAGTGTCATTACCAGAAGAAGAACCTAAAAAACCCGAAAAGAAAGAGCCAATCATAAGTATTCCTGAAGTTGTAAAGGATTCTTATAAGTGGAGAAAAGAGTATTTGTATATAGCGCTAATTATTTTAGCTGGACTACTCCTGATGTTTTTAATGAAAGGCAAACCTCTTAGCGGGTTATCGCGTAGACGGGCTGCGCAGGCTTAGAAACCTTACCGTTGACACGGGAGATGACTAAGAAGACAACCACAGAGAGGAGGGAAGTCAGGATAGCGGTGAGCGCGTACTGAGCACCACCGTTCTTGGGGACCTTTACGATCTGGGTGATGGTCCAGCGAACGAAGTCCATCCACGACATGGCAGCGGCGAAAGAGAAGCCACCGACAATCGAGTTGAGGGTCTGGGTCTGGAGTTCCTGAGTGACAAGGTTTACGGTCTGGAGAGCGGCGGCCGACATAGTGTTTGTTATACTATACAAGACGAAAAAAATTATTCTTTTGTAACTTCTTCTTTTTTTACTATTTTTTTAAATCGTTTTGCTTTGAGTGTTTTTGTTTTTGAAAATAATTGTTCATCATCTGATGAATCATCACTAGAGCTTGAATCTAAGTTTGAAGTGTGTAACTTACTCTTATCAGAAAAATTCCATCCTTCAGGTTCTGAGATGCTCATTACTATTAATAGCATTTTTTAACATGTGTTCTGTCGGATTTTGGGGTTGCCAACTGTCCCAACGATCATATGCGTCGTTCATCTTGAGTAACGTCATATCATCCCCTGAATATCTTTCAAATGGTGGGCATTCATCGTCAGAAACAACTTCCATTTCTTCGTCAGAATCCTCTTCTTCGTCGTCATCTTCTTGGTAAATTTCAGGAAACATAGAACCCGTCTCCTGACCAACTGTGTACATTGCACAGTATTTCATTGCATATTCCATATCTTCTGGGAGAAGTGTATCTCTTCCACAGGCTTTGGAATATTCTGCTGCAAGTAAAGTACTTTGCTCTAGAACGGGTAGGAGAAGGTTCGTCATGGTATCAATGTATTGCTCTGCCATTCTGTCACCAGCATCACCGAAGCCAGTTTGCATATTCATCTTTAGTATTTGAGATCAAAAATAGTTTTCGCAGTTCCCTCACCCACACGGAGGATGTTATAGTTTACGGCGTATACTCGAACCTGTCTTGGAAAATCTATACATGGTGTCAGACTTAGGTTTAGAATTTGTTCTTTCACGAGACTGAAATTGACCTGTCCAGTTGGATACCATTCTTCTGGTTGTAAAGCGAAACTGTATGAATAGAACCGTCTAATGAGTTGGGTTTTTGAGTGATGTATAGCGGCCTGAACAGCCTTAAGAAATGTCATAGTCCCAGTGTCCTTGGTAATTATTTCCTGACCATCAAGAGTAAGTGTAAGATGATCCAAGTTCTCCCAAAGTATATACTTATTCCCAGTTTCTTCCAGTAAACCATCATAATCAAAAGGGGTAACGAAGTTTCCTTCGAAGTTTGAATTTGCTGCAGTGGGTTTATTAATACCTGTGTCGTATCCACTAGTAGCATTGACATTACTCCCGTGTCTCTGAACAACGAAATATAACTCTTTCACTGGGTTTACAAAATCTAGTTTAAATTGCCCTGTATTGACACCCAAACCTACATCAAAAACATTCTGTTGAATTTGTGTGATTAGGTAATCTCGCCTTGATTTTTGCATTTTAATTCTTTCTTCACAATCTACATGTACAATTTCTGCACAGAGTTGGAAATCCTTAATTTTCGGTTGTGGATTCTGTTGTGAAATATCAGCATAATCTCCAGATGTTAGAATAACAATCTCCTGTGCAGTCCGCAATTTGAATTCAACCTCAACTTCCTGACGGTTTATAGCACATAGAGGTATGGCAAGTTCTGGATGATTGTAAAAGTAAAATGGTAAATCTACAAAAAAACTGATATCTGCCCCATTTCCTAAAGCGTTTCGGGCAGCAATCAAAGGGTTTGAAACACGTATATGTGCCGTTCTCTCTGGAAACTTACCAATAAGTTCTTCTAGAGCATTTTGTTTCGTTTGGGTAACAAAATGTTCGGAATAAATTTGAAGATAATCACTTGTTAGGCGCTGAATAACCTTACCACCAATGATTAGATCTACATGTTCTATGAGGGCATGTCCAGCTGATTCTATATAACAACTCCCTACTAAGCTAGTACGAGGTAAAGTGACCTTTAAACTCAGGGTTTTCAGTAAATCACCTTGATTTTGGGGGATTTTAAACTTGACAGTACTACCAAAGTCAGCTTCATTCTCTGGGTCTAGATCCACATATTCATTTGAAAAGTTTGTATGTTTTTTAAAACTCTCCAAAAAATGACTATAGTCTGGGTCTAACGTAAAGAACTTCTCTTGAGGTCCTGAAGACATCAACTGAAGTTCACCAGCCATTACTACTATATCAATCTAAAATTTTAAACCAGCTAATCCACTGTTGATTCTCAACACGTTATAATTAACAGCATACACGCGTGTCTCACTATCACTATCTACATATTTTGGATCAATTGTTATCTTAAGCAGTTTGTGTGATATACGACTCATGTTAACCTGTCCAGTTGGATAATAGACCTCAGGTTTAAGTGAGAATGAGTACATACCAAACTTAGCTGGACCGAATTTATCTAAAACTCCATCAGTAGAAAATGGAGCACCAGGTTCAATTGTACCAGAGTATGGTGAATTTACATGGTGTTTTAGAGATTGTTCGTATGCAAGAAATTTTGTGTTTTGGTTGAACACTACCTCGTTATTAAATCGAAGTTCAGCATTTGTTATCGTATTATATTCATTTGGGTAATTGTTTTGGAAAGAAACATCAGATTGAGAAACAAAGAAAAGTTCTTTGACTGGGTGTTTGAAGTTGAGCATAACTGATTTTGTAGTATCACTAGCTTTCATCTTGAATTTAGACATTTGTACCTGTGTAATGAGATAATCTAAAGGTCTCGACTTCATGAAATTACTTTCATCTGGGGATACATAGATAAACTCTGTATCCATCGAGAACTTCGGAATTGAAGCAACGTCAGTCACCAAAGAACCACGAAAAGTGAGTTCAGAAAGAGGTCTAGTCTTAATTCTAACCTCCACAACTTGTTTTGTTAGGGCACACGTTGGTATAGCTAGGGATGGATTTCTATAAAAATAGAATGGAAGTTCTAAAAAATAGGTGTAATTTGTACCAGAAGCATAACTCAAAATATTACCATGTCCAGTTAAAAAGTATATTGTCTGGTCTACATCATCACTTGTATTGTAAAGTTGTTGATGCATGTAAATATACTCTCCTGTGAGTCTTTCAACCATTTGCCCCCCTATAAGAAGGTCTGCATGCTCGATTAGATGAGTTATAACAGAAGGACACCATATGTTATCATTTGAGCCACTATCCTCCGGAGTTGGGTCTTGGAGAGTTATTTTCAACGTGAGGTTCTTAACCAAATCACCTTTATCACCAGGTACTCTACATGTAATGGTCTTATCAAAATCTATATCTCCATCAAATTGACTCTCAACATAATCAAAAGCAAATTTTGAATGTCTTTTGAAGTTTGTTAGAAAGTATGAAAACTGTGGTTCACCTGTGAGCCATTCATCTTGGACCCCAGTGGCAGCAAGTCTCAGACGACCAGCCATTCCTAATGTATATGAGTAAAATTTTGTTAAATAAAACGAAACACTACAGTAGAATGAATCTCCAGTTGAAGAAATTCAAACCTGAGAGTATCACAGACGATCGGGTATGTGTTTTTATTGGAAAGCGTAATACTGGTAAGTCGACCCTGGTGAAAGATATCATGTATCATAAGAAACATCTGCCTGCAGGTATTGTTCTTTCAGGAACAGAAGAGGGGAACCACTTTTATTCGGAATTCATTCCTGACTTGTTTGTTTATGGTGACTATGACAGAGATGCTATCGAACGAGTTATGGCCAGGCAACGTAAATTGGTGGGTAATGGGAAAAAGAATTGTGGAGCCTTCATGCTTCTGGATGACTGCATGTATGACAACAAGTTTCTCAAGGATACATGTATTCGGCAGTGTTTTATGAATGGGCGACACTGGAAGATCTTCTTCATGTTAACGATGCAGTACTGTATGGATTTACCTCCAGCACTTCGAGCAAACGTTGATTATGTCTTTCTTCTCAGGGAGAACATCCTTCAAAATAGAGAAAAGTTGTACAAATCGTTTTTTGGCATCTTCCCCTCATTTGATATGTTTAACAAGGTAATGGACGCCTGCACAGAGAATTATGAATGTCTCGTGTTAGATAATACGGTAAAATCTAACAAGATTCAGGATTGTGTATTTTGGTACAAAGCGAGTCTAAGGAAAAACTTCAGGGTGGGTGGTCCAGACTTATGGAAACTTCATCAAAAGATGTATAACCCCAAACACATGGACCAAAAAGAACAAGATGCTAAGAAGGCGACTAAGAAAACAAACCTCAAGATCACAAAGACTAAGTAGGTGCGTCTCGATAATTGTTCAAAAAACTATGGGTATATTAAATGGCTTCAGATCGAATGACTACCATGAATTTGGCAGACGACGGTGAAGGAATGGTACCTTTAACGGATAAACCTTCTACAGCCTTTGTCCCTAATCAAGCGTACAATCAACCCGAAAAAAATGTGAGTCAAAGTAAAGAGACGATGGATTCTACACCAATTAATGATATTATGATGGACCCACCCCAGATGACCGAGGAGCCCCGCATGCAGGGTATGATGCCCCAGATGACCGCTCCCCAACCTCAGGGAATGCACGCTGCTAACGGCCAGGCCGAGAAGCCCGAAAGTAAGAACCCCTTAAACCTCACTGACGAGCAGATGGCTGCTGCCCTAGTTGCTGCCTGTACCGCTCTTGCCGTGAGCAAGCCTATTCAGGACAAGTTGGCGACTTCTATCCCCAAGTTCCTTAACGAACAAGGGGGTAGGAGTATGGTTGGCCTTGCCACGACAGGTGTCGTAGCTGGTATAGCTTTTTACATTGTAAAGGACTATGTCATTAAGCCCTAAACAGGTCGTTCCCAACCCATATTACTATAAATCGAGTTATCAATACCCGAATAATACGTTGCGAGTACACCAATAGTGAATGTCCCCGCTAACAAGGCGCTCAATTTAAGCTTCTCGTTAGTGCCAGCTGTATGGTTAGTAATAGCATCCTTAGTCTCTTTAGAAATTTGGTTGATAAAGAAAGTAGCAACTAACGCAATGAATGTAGCTGACAAGAAGAATATCCTGTCTACAGCGAGTCGAGGAATATTACCAATCGCAAAACGCATGATATTTGGTAACATGACTGTCATCCAAATAAGATTGAAGTAATAGTTCTTAGATATGAGGGGTACTAGGGTAGTACCATATAATACTAACCAATACATGATAGCCGTGAGTAAAATGTTCACTGGTGTCTTCATTTAAACTAGAGTGAGATTATTTATCCTGAATATGCTGACCACAAAATTCTGTTCTCTGTGGTATCTGCTGGTAAATGTCTAGATGTACGCATATATTTCGAAGTTCAACGTAATTTTTCCAGAACTCTGGTGAATGAGAATATTCATCTACTGTTGAGTGAGCCAATTCATGTATAAGAACATGAAAAATCTCATTCGTTTTGCCATCTAAGCATAAAACTATTTCACCCCCTTTGTTTGTATTGGATCCTACAGAGCTGTTCATTCTCTCCAAACCGGTTATCGGTGTAGGACGAACAAGCATTTTAAACTTTTCATTTCCTGTGTCCCGAATGTGCTCTCTAAGAATACGATACTTCTCCTTTACTTCGACAAGCTCCTGGGGTTCTCTAGTCGTGTAAAGAATAACTAAATTGATTAATAATAATATAATCAAAGCTATCATCTCTTATATACAAAGATAAATTTACTATATAACTCTGAGATGGGATTTCCTGTTAGTCCCTCCCAAAGTTGTAAACTAAACCCTAACTCTTCTAGATGTGTGACCAATAGGTCTTTAAAAGCCACTGGCTCTGATTTTGGTCCATCCGCATAATAAGGTGTGTCGACCAGGTTTACAAATAATTTTTCACCAAAACCACCATTTCCATGGT